CTATATCTTCAAGCCGTTTAACAAGTTGACGTTATTTGAGTTTATAGACCTAGAATATTTTCTATCTAATGACTACATAGTACATATTTCTCACATAGCGTCCGTGTTTTACCGCCGTATTGACAAGGATAAATGGAATAATATAGAATTTGAGCCGTATATTTTTAGTCCTTTTGAACGATTCGAACTATTCGACGACGTATTTATAACAGACGTGTACGGAATCCTTACTGACTATCTGAAATATCGTGAAAATTTCATGCAGAAATATGAAAACTTGTTCAATGATAACGACGAAGACGACGAAGAAGAAGACGATATAAACGACTTTGATTCAGTAGAACAATACAAAGACAGCTTAAAGCAAAAAGAACACGGCAAAAAGGCTAAAAAGTGGGGGTGGGAGTCTTTACTCTACGACCTTTGCGAAGGCGATATAACTAAAATGGACGACATAGGTAACCAAAGTTTAATCTTTGTCTTTAATATGCTTTCAATGCGTAAAGATATGGGGTATTTAGAAACCTCTAAAAGTTAGGTTTGCGTTAAACTCGCCACCGATAGGCTCAAAAGTATAAACCAAAGATGTCTTTTCACCTAAGATTCTAGCGACTTGTAAGATAGGGTAACGTTCCGCCATCCATTGAGTATACTGGTCGAATATTTCTGCAGTCGTTCCGTTGTTTTGTAGGGCTTCTGTTAGCTTTGCACACAAGTCAAACGGCGCCATGTTTACCGTTCCGTTATTTAAGAACCCGAAATAGTACATAGCTATAATCTGTATTTCTAGTTGACCTAGCGCGGGTATCTGTGCGTTAATTCTTACCGAGTCGTAAAGACTACCAGTATCAATCAAAGTTTCAGCTAGGATAATTTTACGCAAGGTCTGCGCGATTTTATTACGTGTCTTGTATTTTACGTTAAATACTCCGTTATTTGCGTACCTACCCATTACTCGCCTTTAAGTTGTTTAAGTTCATTGTACATAGCCAAAAGTTCAGCTTCCTTTTGAGCAATAAGTTCTTCTTGTGTTGGTTCTTCTACTTCGATAAACTCTACTCGGACTAATCCGTTGTCATCGTAATATTCGTTTCTTACTTGTGGCATGGTATATATTTTAAGCTGGTGTTACTGCTATCCATTGAAGCGTGGCATTCAATAATGTTGGACTTGTAATATTTGCGGGTGCAGAACCTAATGCTGCATTTATAAAATATCCACCTACTTGGGTAAGTCCCGTACCAGTATTTGCGATATTATAAACAACTGCTAAATTATAATTGGTAATAGTTGATGGAGTAGAACCTCCATGAAAAGCTAACCAATAAGTAGCACCCGCATTGAATGTGAATGTTGTTGTAGCAATTTTAAATCCAGAATATCTTGATTATTATTACATGTTTGTTACTAGAATTAATGGAAGTTTAATTCTGTGCATTCCTTTGTTTAAAACAGACTCTCCAAATCCAACCTACATTTCTTCAATTTTAGCTGTAGATTTTGAAAAAGAAGCTTTTTATGAATGGGAACTAACAAGTGAAGGGTATGATTATATTGGTAAGCCAGTAAAATTTAAATCTTATTATGTTTATTGTACTACTACTGGTACAGATATTATTTTTGTGGTGCTTGGATTACCAAGATATGAACCCACATTAGGAGGAATTCCTCAAGATTTAATTTTACAATCTCCATCTTTTGAAACTAATCCCTTAGATTTTGGTCTCCAGCAGCATTGCCACTTCCAAATAAATCGTAGAGATTCATCCGAATAGTCCTCCAAGCAGACCACCGCCAATTGCTCCAACAACATTTCCAACACCAGGAAAAATCGATCCAAGTTGTGCGCCAGCCAATGCGCCACCCAAGATGCCACTACCTACATTGCGTTGCATTGGCTGCATCATTGATCCAGTTCCTGTGCCTGTGCTTGTCGATCCAAGATTGGCTGGTTGTGCGCTCATCGCAGCCTGTTGAATTGCCAAACGCTGTAATGGCAGATTGCGCTGTGCATCGAGCTGCAACTGTGCAAACTGTTGGCGAGTCAATCCAAGATTCATGGCGTTTTGAAAGCCACGCATATTCATCTCACGCGCTTCTTGAGCCAGTCGTGCTGCTTGGCCAAAGCCAGCAGATCGCAACTGTCCAGCGGTGCGTGCGGCCTCTTGCAGTGCCGCTTCATTGGTCAGTGCAGACTGCACCCCATAGCGTGAACCGCCAAAGGCTTTGGCGGCAGTTGCTCTGTTTGCGTCTTGCAAAGCCTGCATCTGGCGTGAACGCTCAATGTCTTGCAAAGATTGCTGAACGACTTGCTCTTCGTATGGGTTTTGAAAAGCCGCAATATCTTCAGCGCCAAAGGGTTTCATGCTGGCTTCGTATAAAGCCGCTTCACCAGCCTCGTAGCGTGGATCGAATCCAGCGAATTGCTGAACACCAAGACCGCCAGCGGTTGATCGAGCTAAATCAAGATTCGATAAATAAGCCGCACGCACCGCAGGATCAATACCTGTTGCTGTGGTTTGCGTTGATGTTTGTGGTTTTCCACCCTTAGACATAAGTCACCTCACAAGTCTTTGCACATTACGAACCACTTTGGCTCGTATCCCCTGTCTCTTAAAAATGTTCTCTCCCAACCCTTACGGCCAGCGAGAGACACTCGGCTGCAACCTTCACTCTTCCCCCACGATTCGATGATAGGTTGCATCAATCGGAGTTCATCTAGGTCGCCGCCAGCAAGGAAGAAGTGCAAATCCTTTAACTGCGGGTAGACAATGATCTCTGTCACTATTACTGAATCAAGACCTGGCCAGAGCTGAAAATGCCCTTTTCCAATGCCTTCAGCAATATCCTCAACACTGTGACTGCCTCCAGAGTATTCTAGTGCCGCAGCCACATGATGGCGCAGTCTCTCAAACTCTTCCCAATCAATCAACGCTTGCCTGACGCAACAGCATCAACTCTGGTCACGCCAACGCGCCAATCTTCCAGCACAGCGCCTGTGTAGCGAATCTTGACCTGACGGCCAGAGAACCGCGCATCTGTGGGCTGTGACGCTGAATACGGCCCGTGTGTCGTTTCCACTGATGTCGGATACATCCGAGACTTGAAACTGATCTGCACCTCGCCCAATGTCATCTCGTCTGGTATCACTTGACGCACCGACATGATGTTCTCTCCCACACCAATCTCGTATGGTCCAGACTCAGCATAGACAGAGCCACCGTCATAGCCAAATCCCACCTCATGCTCGTAGATGTAGCCTGATGCGTCAACCATGATGGGATTGAGATACACGCCACGGTCTACGCCAGCAGTGCGCCCCAAAGTGCCAATGTTCCAATGGCCTTCGCGGTAGTTGTAGATGACATAAGAGTCAACTTCATTGCTTGAGCTTGATGGGTAGAACCACCACACCTCACCATACTTGCTGTTGTGTACAGCGTATACCTTGGACGCTTGGTTGTAGTTCATGTTGCTGAACACATAGTCAGAGACATCGCAAGGCAATGGCTTGACATAACCATCAAATACCCAGAATCCTGATCTGCTCATCCACATGGCGGCAGAGTCGATGGCCGCCACAGACTGACTTGAGATCACGCCACAGCCTGAACCAGCACGCTCAAAGCTGTATACATAGGGCAGACCGACATATGTCGCCGTGTGGACATCAACATCAGTGAATAGCAGATTGATGCCTCTGACGCGCTTTCCGCACTTGAGTGAGCCAACCGTGTTCAGTTCAAAGTCACCAGCCTGATTGGTGGCTGCCGCTGTCCATGTCGTGTTGTCCTCTTGGTCTGACCACTTGACCAGACGCGGATTGCTGGACGCACCCAAGGCAAACAGGAATCGCTCGGCAGTAGACAGCAAGGCAGCGCAACCAGTTGGCGCGTTGGTGATGGCCACCGCCAAGGTTGGCGTTGCAAATCCCAATTGCCATTCGTAGAGCTTGCCATCAGAGTCGGAACAAGCAACCAGATACTCGCCCCAAGTGTCAAGACTCCATGTGGTGGCAGGTGCTACTGCGCCAGCGTCAGGACGCGCCACGCCATAAGCAAATGAGCCATAGGTGTTGTAGCCATAGCCTGTGCCGCTGACGGCATCAGCGCGGCCAGATGCAATACCTGTTGGTGTGATCTCTTTGATCACATTGTTCTCATCCATGGCGTAGAGCTTGGACTGCGTACCGGCAGCAATGTACCGCGCACCGGAATTCGTTCTCCAAGTCAATATTCCACGGCATAAGCCTGTCAGTGCAGTGGTTGACTTCTTACGCCAGCCGCCAATGGGACGCAAGGTGTTTTCGTACCAACGCACAAGGTTTGCGTCATACCAGCGTCCGGCAGACTGATACTCAGTACCGTTGCGGTACACGCCAGCAGGGATTTTGAGAGGAATGAGTGCCATGGCTGAATTATGCGGTTTCTGTTGACAAATTGGACACAAATGTGACAGTGGCAATGGCTGACGGTACGGCTGGTCTGGTTGGGGTACTGCTGGCGGCAAAGTGCTCAAGACTGACACCAACATCTGTTGGCCGCCACATGATTTCTACATAGTCATTTGCCACCAAACTCACAAAGAAATTCATTGCGGCAATCAAGTGAGATGGGTCGCCAGAAGATTTTCTTGCCACAGCATGAAACCTGCTGTTTGAATTGTCGATGTTTGTGCCGTTCTTGCGAAACCACACATCCACATCTTGACCATCATTGGTGGTGTTCTTGAATTGGATGCTGAATTGCAAGTTGTAGATGCCAGACTGCGCCACATTGAGCCTTGATGAATTGGACAAGGTAACGCCATTACTGAAGTCTGTGGTGTCAAAGGTGACGGCGTAGGCTGTGGTGGTGTTGGCCGCAGTCTGGTCTGTGGAGTCCTGAAAGCCACCATAGGGCGAGTTGATCCACTTGCCACCACGCCTGCCGAACAACGCTGAGAACAACGCTGTGAGCTTGCTGAAGTAGGTATTCAAGCCGCCAAAGGATTGCGTGAAGAAACCTTGATCGTAGGCAACATCAGCCGCGCCAAGGTTTGGCGGTGTTGGTGGCGTTATCTGCTGATCAAGGTTAAGCGCCATGGTTTATGCCACCAAGCCGTTCAAGTAAGTAGTCTTACCGGCAACCTTGGTGGCGGTCAGTGACTGAGCTTTAAGATTTGATGGGGAGTATGAGCAATGCACCCACCCAGAATTTGGCTCGCCTGGCGTGTAAAACTCCAAGATCAATTGAGTAAATTTCAGATTGGTTTCGATCCACGCTGCCAACTCAGGATTGGGTACACCATCAATCTCAAAATCGCAGGCTTGGCCACGGCAATGGTCTGAGTTTGCAGAACCTCCGGCCGCCTGATTCAAAGCACTACACCTGAACCCAGATGAAATCTTCACAGGCTTGCCAAAGTGATCCCGCACTGGCTGCAAGATGTTTTCGCAAAGCAAACGCAATGACTCGATCTGCTCTTCATTTGGCGTATTGTCGATGTCTAAGCGTGCCGCTGTCTCAGACTTGGTGAGTTCTTTCAAAGTGAAATTGGCTGATAGATTCATTTTGTGTTCCTTATGGTTTCGTAGGCTTCAAGACAGGTGTTGAGTTTTCTGATGGCGGC